ATTCCACACAGAATTAGACAAGTTGGTGCACAAATACTTTGGACATTCATCAGATGAGAAAAAAGAAAAAGTCAAAGAAGATGTCATCACAGAAGAAGAATTTGACGAAGCGGCAGGCGAAAAGGATGCCTGCTATCACAAAGTAAAATCACGATACAAAGTTTGGCCCTCAGCTTATGCCTCTGGTGCTCTTGTTCAGTGCCGCAAAGTAGGCGCTTCAAACTGGGGCAACAACAGCAAAAAGTAATGCGCCTTGGTGAATTAGACAATCCTCTCAAAGGCATTGATATATGTGTTGAATGTGGCGAACTCACATTTGAATCATATGTGCCAGAAAATCTCAAAAAATGGTTCAAGGAAAAATGGGTGCGATTTGGTCCTGATGGCGAAATTCGTGGAGCATGTGCCAGAGGGTCATCCGGAGAAGGCAAACCCAAATGTCTACCTGCCAAAAAAGCCTATGCACTGGGCAAAAAAGGCAGAGCCACAGCGGCGTCCCGCAAACGCAGACAGGATCCCCAAAAGAACAGACGAGGCCCTGCCAAAAACGTCAAAACTAAGTAAACACATGAATCCAACACTGTTAGAAGTCCTCAAAGATGTGGTCACCACAGACGAATCCAAACTGACACCAGAGGCAAAATTAATTGATGATCTTGGTTGCGACAGTTTGTCTGCTGTGGAAATTACCATGATGCTGGAAGAAAAACTTGGCATAACCATTGATGATGAAGAAGTCAGCCAAATTGTAACCATACAAGACATCATAAATATCATTGAGAGCAAACAATGAACTTGAATGATTTCACACAAGCATTAGATCAACCCAAAGCAGGTGATGTATTAACATTTGAATTTGGTGAAGAATTAGCTGTCGATGCACCTATCGTAGAAGTTAATGGTGATAACATTCTACTGTACACTGATAAACTAGGTGGAAACATAATTGTAAATGTTGCTGAAGCCAAGTATCAAGGCAAAACAGTGAAATTAAACAAACCAATCAGAACTGGCACTGATGAACCAGGCAAGTTTAAAGTTTATGTAAAAGATCCCAAAACAGGAAATGTAAAAATGGTACGCTTTGGCCACCAAGGTGGCGGTAAAAACAAAGATTCAAAAACCATGCGTATCAAAAAATCAAACCCAGCAAGACGTAAATCATTCAGAGCAAGACACAATTGTGCTAATCCAGGTCCAAAGACCAAAGCCAGATATTGGTCATGTAGAATGTGGTAAGTTGGCTTATCTAAATCACAATATCCCACCCTTTACATGTTTTATTAGAAATGAATACATGTTTGACCACGAGTCAGGACATGGCGAATTCACCATAGCAGATGTGCATTCTGTGGCATCAATGGAACATCGTGTGCCACTGTTTGAAGCACTGTTGGAAAATGGTGTAAACTGGACACGCAGACCCATCATGGCATTTTGTTGGAAAAAAGATGCACCTTTGCATCCCATTGAAATGCATCAGTATTGGAATTGTTTTTCACCATATGTGGATGTGAATGTTCGCAACAGATTGGCCAAACGCAGAGCAGAGCTCATTGATTATCGTGGCAACAAGCATTGGGGTGAATACATGTTCACCATTGACTGGGCATGGGAAAACAAAGCAGGTGTCACTGATGTAAACTTTTCAGAAGATCCAGAACACAAGTGTGGACACACATTCAAAATGGATGACGGCAACTATTTCATATATCCCAACAACAGAATTGTGTGGTCAGATGATGCCTACATTCACAACAGACTGTCACGCAATCCTGGCTACAAAATTGATCACACTGTGTACACAGTGGAAAACAAACGCACAGGCGAAACCAACAATGAATACATGACAAAATTTGGCAAGAATGTTGGCGAATCCTACGACGACACCAATTACCACAGATAGTAAATAACAGTATGAAACTTGCAGAACTAGGCATCACAACCACCAAACAAATTCTTAAACCACAGTCGCCTGGATCACGTGGATTGCAACTCAACAAACACTCGCCTGCCAAAAGATTTTTTGATCCAGTCATCAAAAAAACCAATAGACAAAAGTAACATTTGGCTTTACAATAAGTTGCAAGGAGCAATCTTATGAAAACATTAAACACAGAAGAACAAGCAAAGATTAAACATGTCATTGAGAGTGGCATCAAAGTCAAACAGGAAGTCAAAGATCTATCAGATGGCTTGAGAGACACAGTCAAAGCAGTGGCAGAAGAATTAGAAATCAAACCAGCACTGTTATCCAAAGCAATTGCAGTGGCATTCAAAGAATCACTGGCAGCTGAAAAACATGACATTGAAGAACTAGAAGAACTATTAGCGATTGCAAAAAAGGCTTAATGAGTTACGTAGACGCACTGTTTGATCGTGACACAGACAAGATATCTGTGGTTGAACGCATCAAAGGTGAGAGAAGATATGTGGAATATCCTGCTCGCTATGTGGCGTACTACGATGATCCCAAAGGCAAGTTCAAATCAGTGTATGGCACTCCGGTGTCACGCATTGCAACCAAGTCAGGCAAAGAATTCAAACGTGAAGTCCACATGCAGTCAGGCAAGCGACTGTATGAGTCAGACATCAATCCCATATTCCGCTGTCTAGAAGAAAACTACCTCAACAAGGATGCTCCAGAACTACAGGTTGCATTTTTTGACATTGAGGTTGATTTTGATCCCAACAAAGGCTACGCCAAACCAGCAGATGCATGGGCACCAATCATATCCATCACTGTATATCTGCAGTGGCTGGATCAATTGATATCACTGGCAATCCCGCCCAAGGATTTCCCCAACCCAGAGATCATTGAACAAGAATTTGAAAACACCATGCTGTGCGAATCAGAAGCAGACATGTTGGACAAGTTTATTGCACTGATCGAAGATGCTGATGTGCTGAGTGGCTGGAACTCAGAAGGTTTTGATATTCCCTACACAGTGAACAGAATACAGAAAGTCATGTCAAAGGATGACACAAGACGTTTGTGTCTGTGGAACACATATCCACGCAAGAGATTGTTTGAAAGATTTGGCAACGAAGAAGTCACATATGACATCATTGGCAGGGTGCATCTGGACTACATGCAACTGTACAGAAAATACACCTATGAAGAAAGACACTCGTATGCACTAGATTTTATATCTAAGATGGAGTTGGGCGAACAGAAAACACCATACGAAGGCACATTGGACCAACTGTACAACAAAGACTTTGTTAAATTTATTGAATACAACAGACAAGACGTGGCACTGTTGGGCAGACTGGATGAAAAACTAAAATTTATTGCACTGTCAAACGAACTGGCGCACTCAAACACTGTGTTGATTCAAACCACAATGGGTGCTGTGGCAGTGACAGAACAAGGCATCATCAATGAAGCACACAGACGTGGCATGGTTGTGCCTGACAGAGTGAGACGTGAACCAGGATCAGATCCGGCGGCAGGTGCTTATGTGGCATATCCCAAGAAAGGACTACAGGATTGGATTGGCTCAATTGACATCAATTCGCTGTACCCATCTGTGATTAGAGCATTAAACATGGCTCCAGAAACCATTGTGGGCCAACTGCGTCAAACACTCACAGAAGAAGAAATTGAACGCAGAATGACCATGGAAAAGAAATCCTTTGCAGGTGCTTGGGAAGGCGAATTTGGGTCATTTGAATATCAAGCAGTGATGCGAAAAGACAGAGCACAAAGCATAACCATTGATTGGGAGTCGGGCGAGTCAAACATATTAAGTGCCGCAGAAGTGTATGAATTAATATTCAATTCAGATCAACCATGGTTCCTGTCAGCAAATGGCACAATATTCACTCATGAATTTGCTGGTGTAATTCCTGGACTGTTAGAACGTTGGTATGCTGAGCGTAAAGAACTACAAGCTAAAAGGAAAAAGGCTATTGATGCTGGCAACAAAACTGAGCAGGCTTTTTGGGACAAGCGACAGTTGGTCAAAAAAATTAACTTGAACTCACTGTATGGTGCTATCCTAAATCCAGGCTGTAGATTTTTTGACACACGCATAGGACAATCAACCACACTCACAGGCAGATGCATCACAAGACACATGGCTGCCAAAACCAATGAAATCATCTGTGGTGAATACGATTATAGAGGACCTGCTATAATTTATGGTGACACAGACTCTGTGTATTTTTCCGCATATCAGCCACTCAAAGCAGAAATTGATCAAGGCAATATTCCATGGACCAAAGAATCAGTGGTGCAACTGTATGACTCTGTGGCCGAAGAAGTCAACAAATCATTTCCAAAATTCATGCTGGAAGCATTCAACTGTCCTTCTTCATATGGCAAAATAATTGCAGGTGGCAGAGAAGCAGTGGGCACCAAAGGACTGTTTATTACAAAGAAAAGATATGCTATGAAAATATATGATCTTGAAGGTGAATCAGTGGATAAAATCAAAGCCATGGGTCTAGACCTCAAACGTTCTGACACTCCTGCATACATTCAAGACTTCCTATCAGATGTGCTAGACAAAGTGTTGATGGGTGCTGGGGAAGAAGAAGTGATGGACTTCATTGCGGACTTTCGTTTGGAATTCAAAAAGATGCCTGGTTGGGAAAAAGGTTCACCACGTCGTGTGAACAAGCTCACAGAATATTGGAGCAGAGAAAAACGCAAAGGCAAGATTAATATGCCTGGACATGTGAG